TTGCAGCCGTTGACGAATGCAATTATTGATTTCGGTGCAGTTTTCGTACCGGCGATAACTGCGGCCGGCAGTGCGATTGCCGAATATCTTGGATCCCCGCAAGTTGCTGCATTTATTGAAACGTTGTCGAAATTTTTTATGCAGTTGGCAACGACGGTGCAAGACATTCTTGTTCTTGCTTTCCAAGGTGCGACAGTGGCATGGTCATTGTTGACGCAAGCATTTACGACGATGTGGCCGTATATTCAAACCGTGTTGGACACGTTTTTGTCGTCAGCGACGATCGTGATTAATTTTGTGACCGGTTTGCTAACTGCATTATCGCAGTTGGTGAAGGGCGATTTCACCGGGGCTTGGACAACGATGAAAACGACGGTTGGAACTGCGTTGACCGATCTTTGGGGATTTTTCACGAAACTCAAAACCAATTTGACTACGTTTTTCGACGAAGTAAAACCCGAAGTTGTAAAACTCGGTACAACAATGGTTCAGGGAATTGCAGATGGAATTAAATCCGGGGCGTCTTGGATCAAAGATGCGTTATTGGCAGCCGCGCGCGAAGCGTGGTCGGCAGTCACGTCATTTTTCGGCGGTCAATCAAGCAGCGGTGACGGTGGCGACGGATCGGATACGATGTCACGTTCAAGTCGTCTCGGCGGTGCGAGTGCAAACACGAACGGCGTTGTTTATAATCTAAATTTGCATGCGTCGTATGCTGGCAGCCAGTCACAATCGTCACTCATCAATGACGCGCGTGCGTGGATGATGGCGCTGGGGGCAGAATAATGAAATTGGAATTTATTCGCGGAACGCATACGTGGCAGTTTAACGTTGAAAACGGCGGATATTCGGGGATCACGTTATTTGTGACCGGTGCGTTAAATTGGGGGATCGCGCCAGTCACACGGATCACGCAACGCGGGCCGTTTCAAGAAGGTGATAGCGATATTGACTATCGATTGAATCCGCGCGTGATTAATTTGCCGATCGTTATTCCAGGTTCGTCGTACGAACAATTTGCCAGCAATCGCGAAAATTTGATTCAGATGTTTAAACCGGGAAACGATACTGCGACGTTGCGGCAAACGCTAAATGAGGGTGATCCGTTTAACGAAATCAAACGTAGTATCGACGTGAAAGTCGCTGGCGCGACGATGGATTCGACATCAAACGAATTCAACGTGCGTGCAGTTATTCAATTACGTGCAGACGATCCGACATGGTATAACTCGACGCAAAATGCACAAGAAATAACGTATACGCAATTCGGTACACCGACACCGTATCCAAAACCGTATCCAGTACCGTACGGATCCGGGGCCGTAAATAATTTCATTACAATAACGTATACTGGCACAGTTATGTCGTCACCAATTTTGCAATGCGTTGGGCCGCTGACCGATCTTGTGATCGCCGATGGGGCTGGGCGTTTAATTGCGTTGACGGAAACCGTGCCGGCAGGTGATACGTGGACGATTGATTTGCGATACGGATACAAAACGATTTTTGATCAAAACGGTGTGAGCAAATTTTACGCATTGAGTATTTATAGCGATTTGATAAATTGGGGTTTGTATCCGGATCCAACATTCGATGCGGGAATAAATCCAATAAGCGTTAGTGCGACTGGCACGACGTCGGCGTCGCACGTTTATATATATTGGTATGATCGATACGTTGGAATATAAGGAGACGAAAAATGCCTGAACAATCTATTGGCATGGCGACGGGAAACGGTGTCGCGTACGGCGATGGGAATTTCGCTGGCGGCGGCTATCCGAATACGCGAATGATCGCGATGGAAACGAAAACGTTGAGTGACGGCGTTTTGCAAACCGGATCTCGGCTCACAATGTCAGGCAGCGGCACCGGCACACTCAATATTGCGGACGGTGCCGCAATCGTTGGTGGATATTTTTACGAAAATACAACGTCATCTTCGATCGTCGTTTCATCACTCGCCAACGCAACATATAACGTTGTTGTTTTAGTCAATGCGACGGCCGGATCGATCACGGCTTCGCGAACGGTTGCTGGCACTACGGTTGGAACCTATAGTTTGCGGTTGGCAGTTGCTTCGAATCTGATTTTGTCGAATTGGAATACTGCAGGTTATACGTATTTAAAATTAGGTTCGGCGACGATTAGCGGCGGTGTGATCACCACGATCCAGCAAGAAGTTTGGAATATTTACGGCGCGACAACACAATTTGCGTATCAAGCTTATGCGACGATGTCGGGCGGATCTGCGACACTCACAACCGCAAATACGCAATATGATCAAGCCGGATACGGTGCCGCTACTATAACTTCGGATGCAATTTTTACTGCGAATAATACACTCGGTACCATTACGGTTTGGAACCCAGGGATTTATTTGGTCACTGGTTTTACAGTTTTTGCATCCGTCACAACTGGCAGTCGTGTTATTGCAATTAATGTTGATGGCACGAATATTAATTCAACGCGTGCGGCTTCGTCCGGATCGGCAACGCATGCGATGACGCAAACGGCATTGTTATCGTTAGTTACAAATCAAACTGTGAAAATTGGGCTTATTAGTTCATTGGCTGCTCAAACTGCAAGCACTGGATCATTCACTATTGTGCGAGTTTAACCATGGCAGTGCAAGCGTATTTCACATTATACGAATCAGATGGAACGCCGATCGGTATTTTGACGCCGTTGAAATATTCGGTTTCGCACCAAGTGAACTCGCCATCGGTTTTGTTATTGACGATCGATTTGCGAACGACATTAGCAGCACAAATCGAAATTGAATCTTTAGTTCGTATGATTCGTAGCAACACGGCTGCCGGCATGAATGCATACGAAGAAATCGTTGGTGCGGTTCGTGTGATGCGGCGATCGTACGGCGTCAATCCAATGATGGAAATCGTGGTTGTTGATGCGACGCGTATTTTGCAAGATCGCATTGTTGCTTGGTATCCGAATTTGCGCGGCGTGTCTTGCTTCATGCCGTCATTTTATCCAACTGCGTCATCGATCATCAATCAACTTTGGAATTATAACGTTGGCAGCAACGCGAACGGTGCACCACCGTTTTTGACCGCCGATCTTGGCCGAAGATACGGATCGACGTTATCGCGTTGGACTGATGGGCGTTTAACCGGGGCCGTGAATATTTCTACGGATCCGGCAATCGGTACTGGTTTTGCATTGGCGTGTTCGGGCGAAAATGTGTTGATCACAATGCAAAAAGTTGCCGACATTGCATCGATTGATTTCGAAGTTCAATTCGATATTACAACGATGAGTTATACATTATTTTACGCACCGACCTTGGGTGCCGATCGTACCAGCACCGTTCGCATGAGTCAAGCTAACGGAACAATCGGCGAATTTATGTATTCGACGGACGCAATAAATTCGCCAACGTACGTGATCGCCACCGGCAAGGGCAAAGACAAAGCAATGTTGCGCGGTGCGTTTCCGTCGCCTGCACCTACTGGTTCGAATCTGCGTGAAGTTCTCATCAAGGGCGGTGATTCGGAAACGGTTGCACATTTGACCGCGCTCGCGAAACGTCGTTGGCGGCAAGAACAACGCAAGCAAAAATTATATTCGATCGAAGTTTTGCAATCCGCGGCTTTGCAATACGGGCGCGATTATTTTCTTGGTGATCTTGTGACCGTCACCCCGGATTCAGTCAATAGTTTTACGCGCAAGGTTTTCGGCGTTTCGATGAGTTTCGATGCAGACGGCCGGGAGGAAATAAAAATTGAACTCAACAACCCCTAACACGGCGGCAATGGTGAACGGTCGACTTGTTCAACTCGAACGCGGCGACAATATGGTTTATATTTCGTTAACACGAACCGCTACGTTAAACATTACGACGGCCGGCGTGATCGTAACTTGGCAATCGCTTATTGATGCCGGCTGCGCAGTTGCGTGGTCAGGATCCCGGATCACGGTGCCGGTTTCCGGATATTATTCGCTCACAATCAAAGGTTCGTTTGCTACGAAAGATAGCGTTGTTGGTGATGTGATCGTGAACGGTGTCGAAGTTTGTACGATGGGCACTGGCGATAGCAAAGATACAAAATTCCGTTTAAATGCGACGCGATTTTTCAAAGTCGACGACGAAATTCAAGTTCGATTGACCATGGGATCCTCAACGCACACGTTGCAAGTCGTGACCGAAGATAGTGCGGGCGAATCGCCAATTTTGCATTTGGTGCTACTATGATTTTTAGAATTTTTGATCCGGCAACAATTACGTTTTCGTATTACGATGAGTTTGGTGAATTTTATACGGAATTGCCGAGCGACGTTGATGTGACGGATCAGCCGTTTACTGAATCTGAAGCAATGACCGTTTTGCGCTCGGTTCGTAATTCAAAATTAGTTGCATGCGACTATACGCAATTGCCGGATGTCGGGATCGACGAAGCAACGATCGAAGCGTGGCGCGTATATCGGCAGCAACTTCGTGACATAACCAAAAATTTAGAATGGAATGTGACGACTTGGCCCGATCGGCCGTAGTATAATCGATGTAACACTGCGGTGTCTATTTTGGCAGAACTGCATCGCAGTGTATAATGAACAAGTCATCTCCTTGACAAAAAATCCCCGCTATCTTGCGTGCTCGGCAAGACAGCGGGGAAATTTTATTTACTAAAACGGTCGCGAATCCGGATCATCATCTTCAGTTTGCAATTCTTCTAATTGTCCAACTTCGTTGCGGCCTGGCGATTCGATCGGTTCGTCGACTTCGTTCTTATATTTCTCGGTTTGCCAAGCTGCCGAATCTTTCCATGCTTGTTCGCATTTTGCCAACATTTCTTTGCCGATGAATAGATCAATCAGTGTTTGCCGATTGATATTCGTTTCGTCAATATCTAGTTTCGGCAAAACCAATTTCGATTTGTATCCGGTATCGGTCAACACCAATTTTCCTTTCGAATCTTTCGGTGCACAGATCGGCACCCAAAATGCGAACGGTGCGATGTTTACTTTGGCCGTTTTTTTGGCCTCGCCGTGAATTAGTTCTTGGTGTTTAGAAATAATCCCGGATCCCGCTTTGGTGAACGCGGCGCCAACTAAACCCTTCGCAGTTAGCAAACACAACGAATCCGAACCTTCGATGAAACATAAGATTTCAGTATAAAAACTCATGCCCATGTTTTTCTTATAATGCGCGTACCACGTTCGCGTTTTCTTGCCAGTATCTTTGTCGGTTGTGTCGATGAACGGTTGTTGTTTCCAACGGATCGGCACAATTCGTAGTGAACTGGTTTCGTAATTGACGCCGTCGTTTTCGAATCGATCACATTCCTCCCAGGGCGGGAAAATTCCCTCGGGAAATTGTTTTTCGGACGTATGGAATTTGCCGATGAATCCATCCGACAACGTCGACGACAACCAATAAAAATACGGATATTTGCGGTTTCCGTTCGATTGATCTTTCCAACCCATCGATTGTAGTTCTAATTCGAAAGTCACTTCGTTTCTCCTTGCTCAAAAATTGCTGCCGTCTGCATGATTGCGACGCGCATTGCTTCGCTGGCGCTT